GTTTTCTATAACCAAGAACTAATCAAAGAAAAATATATGGGAACTATAACAGGAAGTGAAAGTGTAATTACTAGTGAAAAAGTTGGTGATTACTCAAGAAACTTTGGTAATGCATCTTCTAAGGATTTGCAAGATATTCTTAAAAAAGAAGAACAAGAAGCAAATATAAAAATAGGAGATATATTAAGAAGAAACTTACTTTTAACAGGATTGCTTTATTGTGGTATTAGATATGTTTAATCAAGACTTAACAATAGTTAATAAATGGTATAACAAAGATACTAAGAAAAACGAATATAAAGTACATCCTGTTAAAGGTTTCTTTAGTTCTTATAATGGAATCAGTATAAGTGGAACAGATTTAATTAAACAAGATGGATTTGTTGCCTATATTTTAATGAGTGAAGAAGGTTATCAAACACCAAAAGAATTTCAATTGAATCCAACAGGATGGACACTACAAAATGATGATTATATTGTAAAGGGTATAATTGGAGATATTTCTAGTGTTTCTGAAATTGAATTAGAAAAGATGAAGATAACAAATGTAGCTATAAAAGACTATGGTTCTTCTGACATGCAGCATTATGCAATAAAAGGTGAATAAATGAAATTTGAAATAGATGCTTTCTTACCTAGCCAAGAACAAATTTTAAAGGATTTGGGGCTTGATAAGAATGGTAGGGTACAAAGAGTAATTGATTCTGAATTTATGCGATATATGAAAGAAAAAATGCCATTAGACAATGGAATAATGATTACTAATACTAGAAGTTTAGTGCCTGGAACAATAACAGTAGAGACACCATATGCACATTACATGAATGAGGGAATACTTTATGTAATGCCTCACAATGGTAAAGGTGCATATTATAGTCCTACATATGGTTATTGGAGTGAAAAAGGTGTAGCAAAGATTCCAAGTGGCAAACCACTTGTATATCATGGTGGCCCAAATAGAGGAGCACACTTTGTAGAAAGAACAGCAAGTGAGAATTTTGATGACATAGTAAGAGCAGCCCAAAGAGAACTAGATAGGAGTTTAAAATGATAGAAGAAATAAGAAAATATATAGAAGAATGCCCTTATTTAGATGAATTTACAGCAGTAAATGTAAATTATCTTGTTGATAAGGATAAAGCATACTCAGTTAATGAAGGTGCAGGATATGATCCAGTAATAAGAACATTTTTTACTGGAAAGAAAATGCAGTTTCAATTTTCTTTTGATGCTAGATTGAAGTGGAATGATGAAGTGGCAACAAATATTGACAATAGTAATTTCTTTGAGAAATTTAGAGATTGGTTAGAAGATAACAATAGAAATAAGATATTGCCTAATATAGATGGAATAAAATCAGAAAAAATTAAGGCAACAACAAATGGATATATATTTGCAACTAATGCAGATGAAGCAATTTATCGTATTAGTTGTATTTTTTATTACTTAAAAGAGGAGGACATATGGAAGTAGTAGAAAGATATAAAAAACTTGCATTTCTAAATATAACTCCAGTAAAAGGGGAAAATACTTCATATGACTGGGCAATAGTTGGCCGAGGCATTGAAGAATTAGAAGTAACTTATAATGCACAGAAAAAAACAACAAAGTATATTATTGATAAAAATGCAACTACAAGAATTAATGGATATCAACCTTCTATAGATGCAGAACAAATCGCTTATTTTGGTGATGAATGTTTTGATTTTGTAGATGATATTAGATACAACATGAAAACTGGTGATGAAGCTACAACTCAAATATTATTAGTTGATAAGTATAAAGAAGTATCAGAAGGAAACTTTAGGGCACAAGTGTTCGACTGCACTATATCAATAAATAGCGATGGTGGTCCTGCTGATGATGATAGTAAAGTAAATTATACTATTGATATCAATGGAGATCCAATTAATGGAACAGTAGCTATTGCAAATGGTGTGCCTACATTTACAAAAACAGTATCAGCATAACATATGAGGGGTGGCAGATGTCATCCCTTTATTTTTTTATGAAAAGAGGAAATTATGGAAAAATTAAGAATTGAAAAATCAGACATATATGAAATTGAAGTAAATGATAATGGAGAAACTATAGAATTTGATTTGTTAGATTTAGAATTGCCAGAAAAAATTGTAAAAGCATCATTAGAAATACAAGAAAAATTTAATAATTATACTAAAGAACAAGATGAAATACGCAATAAATATAAAAATGACCAAGTTAATTTAGTTTTAGAATCTTCTAAATGTGAAAGAGAGTACTGTAATGAATTAAGGAAATTATTTGATAGTTTTTTAGGTGAAGGTGCTTGTATGAAAATATTTGGTAAAACTAATCGAATGGCTATGTTTGATGAATTAATGGAATTATTAGAAAAAGACCATTTCCCAAAAATGAAAATAAATACACAAAAAGCAAAACAAAGATTAGTAGATAAATATTTGCCAAAGCAAGGAAATGTAATGTAATGAATGAATATCCAGAATATATGGAAGCAAATGGTAACTTATATAAAATAAATACTGATTTTAGAGTTGGGCTTGCATGTATGAGAGCAATTGATGACCCAGAGATAAATAATACAGAAAGATTTTACGCAATTGAATCAATGCTGTTAGGTTTTGATGTAAGAGAAGAAGATGAAATTGTGTTGCAAGATAAAATTGCAACTTATTTACGTTGTGGCAAAAAGTCTAATTATGATGGTGTTATAGATATGGATTTTGAACAAGATAAATCATACATCAGCGCTAGTTTTATGAGTACTTATAGAATTGATTTAAGTAAAGAAAAAATGCATTGGTGGAAATTTAATGAACTTATAGAAGGCCTAACTGATGAAAGCATCTTATATAAAATTCGTGAATTAAGAAACTTTGATTTAAGTGATATTAAAGACACTAGAACAAAGACAAAAATAAGAGATGCTCAAAGGCAAGTAGCATTAATAAATAAAGAGAATGTTGTTAAAAACAAAAGACTTGATGAATATTGGAAAAATGCACTGAAAAAGAGGTGATTAAATGGAAAAAGGACATTTAAGAATAAAAACAGGAATGGATACAACAGGTGTTGAGGCACAAATAGAAAAACTTGAAAGAAAGATAGACGATTTAAAAGCAACATTAGCAGATGATGATCGCGATAAATTCTTCACAAAAGAAGAAATTCTAGATATGCAAGTTGAATTAGAAAAATCAGAAAAAGCACTTAATAGGCTTAAAGAATCTACTGTTCAATATCAAGAAGTGAACACAAGAACATTCAAAAAAGGTGTAAATAGTTTGAAGAGATTTGGATTAGCATTGTTCAGTATAAGAAGTATTTATACTGGACTAAGTAGAGCAAGTCAAACATATTTATCACAGAATGAAAATACAGCCAATAAATTGGCAAGTATATGGACTTTTGCGGGCAATGCAATAGGACCAGTTATTGAGTGGATAGCAAATGGCATATTGAAGTTAATAGGATATTTAAATGAATTTTTAAAAGTGTTTGGAATTGATATTGTTGCAAAAGCAAATGCAAAAGCATTAGAAAAACAAGCAAAAGCCCAGCAGAATTTAAATAAACAAAACAAACAGGCATATGATTTTGATGTTATCCGAACACAACAAGATACTACAACTAATGCAAATGGTTCTTTATCAAAATATGGCGGTATTGACTTAAGTAGTGTTCAATTAAATCCTGATATAGTTAACAAATTACAATTGATGGCAAAATGGTTAAAGACAAATTGGTATTGGATAAAAGAAGTAGGTAAAATTTTAGGAGTTGTATTTGGTGTTGCGGCAATACATAAAGTTTTAAAAGGAATTGGCACTTTATTAGGTAGTGCTGCATTAGGAACAGGCTTAATGGCATTAGCCAATGTTTTGGCATTAATTGGAGCTGGTGTTGTAATATATTTAGCTGTGAAAGGTGCGATTGAAGCAAAGAAACAGCTTGATGAAGTAAAACAATCATATGATGATTTAAATAAATCCATTGAAAGTGTAACTGAAAAAAATAAAGAACAAGCTAATTCCATTTGGGAAGCATATGAATCTAATAAAATTGGGAAAGAAGGCTTACAAAATTACAAAAAGGCATTAGACATTACAACAGAAGGAATAAAAGAACAAATTTTATCATTGCAGGCAAATAAGACATGGATAGGAGCAGTAATAGGTACAAATGATAAAATGAGGGAATCACAGCAAAAATTTGCAGACCAATTAGCAGATACAGTTGATGAATATAAAAAATTATATGATGCTGAGGCAATTTCAAAAGAAGAATATGATAAATTCATGAGAGGTATTGCAAATTCTTTAGATACATGGGATAAAAATGGTATAAAAACAGATACTTTAAGGTCTAAATTAAAGAATTTAACTAAAGATAAATACACTGTAACGGTAACAGCAAGTTTAAAAGACCAAATTACATCTAAATGGACTGAAATAATGAAAATGATAGATAAAAATAAAAACAATCCATTAGTAGGCCGATATTTAAATATTGCAAAATCTTTAGGATTTAAAGGCTTTGCACTTGGTGGAATAGTAACACAACCAACAAGAGCATTAATTGGTGAAGCAGGTTATCCTGAAGCAGTAGTGCCAATGACATCTGATTATTTATCTACATTAGCAGGTTTAATAGCACAATATGGTGGTAATAGCGGAAATGGTACAGTTAATGTATATCTTGATGGAAGATTAATTGAAAGACAAATATCAAATAGGCAAAATCAAAGAAATTTTGTTATGAATAGGTAGGTGGTTAGATGTTTATTGATAAAGATTCTATAATAATAAATGGAATATCTATGGGACAATACCTTACAAATGCAAAATATGGTTTTTATGACACTTGGGGAAGTGACACAGGCTATTCACTTGCAAATACCTTTAGTGGTACATTTAAAGGCACATTTCCTAAATTAATGCTATCATTTGCGCCTTTAAAACCTGAACAAATAACCTATTTAACTACACATATATTTAGAACTGTTATTCAAACAATAAGTTACGATGATCCAGATGGAACTAGAAAAACTATTAGAACACATAAAGGTGATTTAGAATTAGATTTTAATGGAATAAATCTATCTGATGGATTTAGATTTGATTTTGTAGGAAATGAGGCATTATAATGCGAGCACACACAAATGATTTAAAAACTAATATAAGCAGTTATGGTAGAATTATAGGCACTCAAATATATCATTATTTAAATTATAATTTAATAAGTGAAAATGAAGATACAATAATTACAGAAGATAATATACCTTTGATAAGTGAACAAATAGATGAAAACAATAAAGAATTATTAGATAATTCGAAATGTTATGCAATAAATATAGTTAAAAATGGGCAATTATTACAAAGTTTAATGAAAGAATTTGATTTTGAAAGTGAGTACAATTTAAAAGTTGGGGAAATATTAAATCCTCAACTTGGCGTGCTTGTAAATAATGCATTTGAATATTT